GTCCTTTCATTGTGTTTGTTTCGAGACAGTACCGGCATTCACCATCGCTGGGAGATCACCTACATGGAATCGCGCCGGGCCAACGTCGGTTTGGAGTGCATTCGCAAGACGTTGGAGTTGGCGCATGGCTTGGGACAGGTCGCGTTGTTTGGCGAGGAGCATCACTTCGGCGAGTGAGATCACATGATCGTGGTATTCGTTAGGGAGTTCGAGTTCGGTGGCTTCGCCGGTAAGTTCAGTGGTCAATTTTGCGCCGATGATGGTAACGGAGGAGTTAGCTTGTTTCGCCGGATAGATGATGAGCATATCACGGCCAAGATGAGTCCAGGCTTCAAAGCGCGGACCGAGTTCACGTACCCATCGAGTGTTGAGGTGCGCGAGCTGCCGGATGTTTTCGAGTGGTGCCAAATCGCGGGCGCCTTCTCGCACGGCCATGACTTTGACGATCGCATCAGTGCCGGTCAGGAGTCCAGAAATTTGGTAGAACTGTTGATGGGAATAGGTCGTGAAGGTAGTGGAGGTTGTGACAATACCGAGCAGGCTGTTAATCAGCCGTTGACAATGAGAGAGGGTTAGCCGTGCGAGATCGCGAGAGTGGGCAAGACCGTGAACATCACGTACACGACGTAGAAGTTGGTCAGTGAGGGTTTTGGCCACATCCGGCATGAGTCCACCTATCTGCGCACGAGATGATTAGCTGCTTGGCCAATTCCAGCCGGCAAGGATATGTTGACTGGCGGTTGTAATGTCGGTGGGACCAAGCTGAGCACCAAGGCGTTGGATGATAAAACTCGCGTCGTCCTCGCCGCGATCGGCTCCTATCGCGTCCACGAGATGGTCTTTCCATTTTGTCTCCTGGGTGCGCATTTCATTACGCCAAAATGCGGCCGCTTCGCTATTGTTGGCGTTGATTGATTTCGCCATTTTGTAGCGAAAGAGATCAATCAAGGCGCCTTCGATGAGGATGTAGGCAGGGACGCTAGGAGGCACATAATCAGCGTAAGTAAGTTGATTGATGGATTTCCAATAGACATACCAGTAGGCTTCAGTCGTGGCGCTGTAGGGGTAAAATTCGACGCGCTTACGACCGTCTGGGAGTTGAGGAGCTTCGGCGACGTGCGTAGCGGTGCCTGACACGGCGGAACGTGAAGGGGCGGTGGTGTCGAGTTCTTGGTAGTCACAGAGGGAGATGGGCATACGGCGGCGAGAATTAATGAAGCAGTTTCCGATGTAGGACACATCGGGAGCGAGTGGTACCCAACGTTGGATGGCGCGGTAGCTGCCGGCTGCAACATCATCTTCCTCGTACGCGGCAAGCAGTTCGAGGACGCCAAACCCACCACTGAGTGAGTAACCGACAATCTCATACCAATTGGTGCGAAGTCTGATATGCCAGCCGATCAGCGTGTTTGACCAGGCGGCTGTGGCGGTCGCATCGCCAGTGACGAGGTTGCTCCCGCGTGTGCAGGTAACAGTACCAGTGGTGATCGGTTCTGGGGTGTTAACTTGGCCGACTTGGCGGAGATGGCGGAGCTTGGCTTTGATCGCGAGTTCGCCGTAGCGTTTGATGATCCATTGGGAGGCAAGGAGATAGCCGGCGTCGCTATCGATAGAGGCGATAAGTTGTCGAGCGACAGACTCAATCGTGACCGGCATGTGCCAACTCGCAGGTCAGGCGGGCGAGCACATCTGTTGCTTTGAGAAAGATGATCTCGCGACCGTCAATCGTGACAGGTGAGCCAGCGTACCGTGGAACAATCACTCGATCGGTAATTTTCACGGTAGTGACATCTTCGCCGGTGCTTAAGATAGTGCCGATGTGGTTATCGCCTTTTACGGTGTCTGGTTTGTACAGAAGTCCACCGCCAACTTTTTCGTCTGGTGGATCAAGTACGACCGCGACTTTACCGGGTAAGCATTCGATGACCATTATAACTCCTGGGCTACGAGTACCCAATCAACTGTCATTGTCATGGCCTGTCCAATGAAGGCTAAGTTAAGCTGGAGTACGTCGGTCGAGGCTGGGATGTTGGCCGTGCCGGCAACAATCGCTTTACTTGTCAGCGCGACGCCATCTTGATATGGCATGATGTTACCGAGTTCGTCGATCATAAATCCAAGTACGGTATAGGTATCATCGACGAGTGTGCCTGAAGTTGAAGTCTTCTCGGTACTCGTACCATCCTTACGTGCGTGGAAGTCAAGGACTGTAGCCGATGCGGCTTTCTCAAAGAATAGTCCATCGCTAGGGAATGTACCAGTCGTGGACGGAGATGTATCAGCCGTACCTAGTCCTACGAACAGTTCCATGCTTGCAACAGTCAATAACTTGAAACGCAGAAAAAACCACATCCGCTTGCCGACGGTGTAAGCCATGTTCATGCCAGCGGTACCATTACCACGCTGTAATGCAAAGGTGGCTGAAGCGGTATTGTCTGTAGTGAGCACAAGAGCGCCGACTTTTGTGTCGCTCGGTACAACGGTTGCGGTGCCGGTTGTGCCGGTGAGAGTCCAGCCACCGGCAGTGCCTTCCGCTACTGGTCCTGTCCACTCGTGGAAGTGGTTGAAGTAATAAATAAGACCAGTCGTGCCGAGGTATTGACTATCCTCACTAATAATTTGGTCCACGATCTGTAGCGGGAGGCCGTCAAAGCCGTGCTTCCACAAACCGGCAGAGTCGCCTTTCGGGTTTTTATACCGCCACGGAGATTGCGAGCTAGACATAGACAAATCCTCCTACAACATCAAATTGAGTGGTGGCTGCTGTCTAGCCGGTGCTACCGTCGGTGCCTTTCCATGAGCCGTAGGTGCTCCCTTCGAGGTGGCGTTGGTAGACTGAGAAGACCGCGTTCTTGGTGGTGGGGTCATCCCAGGAGTCGTAGATCGGGCGGTCGCGGTACATGAAATTGAGGTCGTGTTCACCTTTGTTGGCGAGCATGACCCATGAAGTCGTGGAGGTTTTGTAGCGCGTGACGATGTAGCGGATATCTTCTTGGACGAGAGAGTTGATTTCGTTGTCTGCTTTGTAAGGGACACCCGAGCTGCCGAGGATCTCGCGGGCGGTGAAGCGCTGGGCAGGGTTAAGGACCAGCAACTTCGGCGAGAGCATGAGCGGGAGGTTCCGTTCATTGGTCATATTCATGAAGCGGGTGGTGGAGCCTTGGATAGCGGTGATGGAGAGGCCGATATCGACACTTGGACGATTGGCGCGAGTGACGCCATCGAGTCCTACGTGGGTGGTAGAACAGAGTGATTTGCTTGCCTCGAAGCCGGCGTAGCTTGTGGAAAAGGCGTTGTTGATCGCGGCCCACCCACTGACATTGAGGCGCTGCATCGAGGAGCGACGAAGCTCGCGGGTCATTTCTTCCATGAGCCCGAAGCGTTCATCCCGCCACATTTCCCAAGTGACCTCGAAGGCGAAGCCGTAAGGGACGGCGGTGTAGACCTTCGTGCCGCCGGCGATCGGGCGGTCGGTTCTAAATTGGGTGCCTTCAGGTTTTTCTGGCATGGTTCCGAGGCCAGTGTATTGGCCGTCGGTCATGGGGTTCCATTCCATATCGCTGACATTCATCACTTCCTCGAAATCCAGCGGGACTTCCTTGCCGGTTTCGATGTAAATCTGCCGAAGACCAGGCACCAACAGCGAGGCCGAAAATCCGCGTGTAACTGGGGGCATGGGGGAATCCTCCTATAATCGTGAACGACCAAGCACTAGGTCTGTTGGGCCAGTACGTCGGCCAGGAATACACACAAGACACGCGCACGAACGGTTGCGGCATCGATGTCGCCTTTGTTGGCGCCAACGATCATGACAGCGGTGTTGGTTGTTTCGTTCTCGTCGATGTAGAAATTGCCGGAGCTATCAACCTGGATGCCGTAATCGACATACAAGTTGGTGATAACCAGGGCGTGGTTAGTATTGGTTTCGTCTTCAAGGGTGGCCTCGAAGACATGACCGGCGGCGGGGACATACAGGCGTTTCGCGTTGGTCACGCCGCTCGCTGGTTCAGTCGCACAGCCGAGGATATCAGAAGTTGCGTCGGCGGTAGCGATGGCGAGAGTGCCCGTATCACGAATGACGACCGCGCCGTCTTTGAACGATTGCGAGGCTTTTTCATAGCCTTCGCGCAGTGCGATGGACAGGCCCGGCGCGTTGATCGCGTGAAAGCCGAATGCGTTCGATGAGAGTGTTCCTACAGCCATGGACGAGTCCTCCTATTCAACTACCGCAGTGAGCCATCACGCAGGGCACGATCAAATTTTTGGTCAGCGGCCATGTAACCGCGTGTGCGAGCCTCCATTTGTTGGAGGAGTGCCGGGTCGGTGTTGGCGCCGTCGATGACTTTGATGGTGACGCCGCGAGCCTTGCCAAGTTCCATGAGATTGGAGTGGACAGCGTTAGAGCGAGCGTCGATCGCGGCACGTTCGCGACGTTCGAGTTCTTGGTGGAGGGCGATAGGGATACGCATGAGAACGGTATCGCCGATTTTGCGCATCCCGCCGACGATTTCGTGTTCTTTGGCTTCGGGCATGTCGCCACAGACCACTTGCCAGCCTTGGGATTTAGCCATGTTGACCCAGTAGCCGACGTTGGATTTGGGATTGTCGAAGAGTTTCCAGGCATAGATGAAGCCTGGTTGCGGGTTGCTGACTTCGAGGCCGTCCATATTGGCGAGAATTTCGCGGTTTGGGGCAAACATGTCGGGATTGATAGTTTCGACAGTGGCAGATTTTTGTTCGATTGTCGCGGCGTTGACATCGGCGTTGATTTTGATCTGCTCACGCCGCGCGTCACCAGCAGGAAGGTCGCTAGCTTTACGGGTAATGGGTTTGAAATCAGGTTTTGGCTCAGGCATTGGTAGGGTGCTCCAAATTGAATTTTTGGATGTTCACGGCCGCTTCAGCCCACGTTTTGGCGTGGAGAATTTTTTGAGCGTAGATGTCTGGGGTCCAGCCATTGGCGTCAAGTGCGGCAGCCGCGTCCGCACCGCAAAGTTCGGCCACGGTGGGGATGCCGCCTGAGTTACTTGGTTTGGATGTTCCGTTCGGGAGCTGCCCACTATCGCCGGCGTCCTTGGCGCGAAGCTGCTTTTCCATTTCTTCTTTGACGATTGCGGAGATATTTTGGCCCGCGACAATGGCATAGGCAGTTTTGTAGGTATTGACATCAGCACGTTGGTTGATCGGCACGGCAGCGACCAACTCCATGATTTGCTTCTCAAACTTTTTGAAGTAGGGCATGTCGGGGTGCGAGGCCGCAGCATCTTTCACGAGAGTAGAGATGGATTGGAGTCCCTGTTCTTTGAGTGGGAGAATATGTTCGCGGAGCAATGATTGTTTGATGTTTTCAGTGAGCTTTTTGAGGGCTACGGTTGGGGTGCCGCTATTGATGGCATCCATAAATTCGGTGTCGCTCACTTCAGGAGTAGGAAGCTCGGGGGTGACGGAGCGGGTCACGACGCCTTGCTGGATAGCGGCAGCAATTGATTTGACGCTCTCCATCACGCCCATGAGATCGTCACGAGTGGCGTAGTTTGGTTGTGGTTGAGGGATCGTCGGCGCAGCAGGATCAGGCGACGAGGAAGGGTCCTGCGGCGTCTCGTTCTCGTTGGGCAGCTCGTTCGGCAGCATCAGCATCCTCGCGTTCTTGCTCGGTGACGTGGAGTTCAAGTTGAATAAAGGCTTCGACACGCCCTTTAATACGGAGCACTTCGTTGAGGTCTTTCACGGAATCGAATTGTGCGCGGGTAAAGTTTTTTTGCTCGTCTAAAAAGACGAGATAATCGTGGTAGGCTTCTTTGTCGTGACGTAAGCAATCTAACCAGCGCATATCTATCTATTTACTCCAAAAATTGTTTGGATGCAAGAGGTTGGTGTCAATTAGACCTCGGTGGCTTTGACAGGCGGAAGTGGACGGGATGGGTTGGACATGGGAGGGGCTCCGGGGGCAGCCATGCCTGTCTCGTCGCCTACGCCTGCACCATCGCCCATCGTGGCCATTGCCATAGCCAATTGCATCTGGTTTTGCATATCAGCGGCGTCTTGCGCAGCTTCGATTTCATCGCTCGGATCGGTGATGAAGGTTTCTGGGTCTTTGAATTGCTCGAAGGTGCGGATGATACGATCGAGGAGTTCGCTGGTGGAGGAGGCGATTTTCATGGCCATTGAACGGACCTCTTGGGGGGCCATGGGGTTCGAGACAGTCGCGACGAGTTGGAGCATTTTTTCGTAGTAAGGAGCCAGTAAGTTGGCCAAGGTGACGGCGTTTTGACGATCGGCGTCTTTATTGATCGCATTGGAGGAGGCGGTCACTTCAATGCCGATAGAGTGGTCGAAGAGTGGATCACGGAGGCAATCAAGTACTTGTTGCGCGTCGGTTGCGCCTAGCGTGTTGATGATGTGTTGCTCGTAGTCGAGATCGCCGCCTCGAATACGCTCAGCCACACGGAGTAGAGCTTGTCGGACAGCACCAGCCGTGCCAAGCCGCACTGCGTCGAATGCTGGGGTAAATCGACGGTTAGCTTGCTGCAACAGGGACATGGCCGTGACGCCGGGGGTGCGGTTGCCAAAAGTTTGGTTTTGGTTCGGTTGGGTGAGTTCATTCGCGCCTGTTCGTCGCTCGGCAAGCGAGGTGATCGCTCCTTGCACACGTTCGAGAGAGGGGTAAATATCGCTGAGTTTCACTTCGGCGAGATCCTCGGGGTTCGCCATTTCGAGATTGCGGCCGGCCCAGATATTGATGGTGCCACCTTTAACGGCGCCGTAGCGGGATTTGAACATCCGCATATTGGCCATCGCGACGTTATCGACTTGGTAGTTATGGAGGTCGCTGAGTTCATTTTGGAGTGGGGAGAGCATTTCCATGATCCCGAGGCCGTAGGGCATGTGCGAGCGGATTTGATAACACATTTTTTCGACGGGGCGTTCGTCGTGGGGGGCATAGCGGAGGCGGAGGCATTTGCCGCTGGTCATGTCGAAGTTTGCAAGAAGATCCTCATCAAACCCATCTTCATCGATATCGTACCGCACATAAACATCGTGGATTTCGTAGATGTCGTTTTTGCGTTGCATGTCGCCCTGCACGCGCGAGATCCGTTCGCGGCGTTGCCGAATCCAATCACCGGTAGCGCAAGGGCGGGCTTCGGTGATATCCCAACGGCGATTTTTGGCGGCAGTTTGGAGGTCGTCGAGAGTGAGATAGAAGCGCAAAGACAGGCCTCGGCATTCTTGGACGCTATCGAACACACCACCCCACATGAGCACGTCGTCTGGGAGCATAGAGATTACCATCGGGCCACGGCGAGTGACACGGTGGAGTTTCGTTTTGATGTATTGTTCGACGAAGGGGATGTAATAGAAGCCAGTGCCGAGTTGGCAGGTATCGAAAATAGAGTGCTCGCTGGCAGGGCGGAGGCCGATTTCTTTGTGGAGAATATCGACGTATTTTTGCATTGCCTTGGCGCGTTGGATGAAGTCTTTGTGTTTGTGACGGATGGTGATGGGTTGGCTGATGGTGTAGATGAGGTCGATCATTTGGGCGAACACGGAATCGGTGGCGGTAGCGCCCAGGGGGACTTCGATGTTGGAGGCATTTTCGATGGGGACATTGCGTAAAGGGTTGCGAGGCACGGCGTCGTATTGGCGGATGAGTTCGCGCCACAGGGCTTCCAGTGCGGTGCGGGCGGCTTTGGCGTCGGCGAGTTCACAGGCGAGCCAGGAGTTGAAGTGGCTTAATTGATCGTCGGTGACGCGGAGTTCTTCGATAGTAGGATGGAGGTCAAGTTTACGCATACGAGAACTTTCTCAGTTATGAACTAGCTGGAGGTGGTGTGAGGGATGATTTATTTGGGTTGATGGCGTTCGCAATGGTGGTCAAGAGTGCGTATCCATTGACAGCCACGTCAGGGTGGTCGGCGACAAAATGGGCGATAGATGGTTCAAGCGCATTGATAAGGGCAACGGCAAAACCAAGAAATGACGGCCAAAATCTGGTGGGGATTATCATAGACTAATCTCCTTTATGAATACGCTGACGGAGTGTATCAGGCATATTTAATCGGAGCTTGGTGCGTTCTTCTTGTGAGATGGAAATGATGTAAGTAAGTTCGTCAAGCCGAGCTTCAACTGAGTTACGAAGTTGTTCGTGTTGGAGTGCGGTGTCTTGTTGATAGGTGACGATGGTGCGGCCGAGGTCGATGGGTGTGCCCCATTTGGTCATGGAGAAATCAACAAGGTAGACGCAGGCAAAACTCAGCGCGACCACAAGAAGCCACGGGAAAATATCGCGACTTTTGATAGTGAATGGTTTACCAAAAAGTGTGCCGGATATTTCATCAGTCATATCTCGGTATCCTTGAGTGGAACGGCGACCTCTAAATTGTTCCATGCAGCGAGCACCTTATCAACATACGGTTGATTGACGTATGCACCTACTGAACCCATGACTCTCCTGGGGCTGCCGGCGTTGTAGGCAGCGATCACATCCGGCCACTCGTTGTATTTTGCCTTAAATCGACGAAGGTGTAAACAACCATAGAAGAGATTAATGGAGGGGAGGAATAAGGCGCAGTTGTCGTCGAATTGGCCGGCGAAACCCAGTTCGCGAGCTACACTGCCCATCACTTGCATGAGGCCCCAGGAGGTCATCTGGCCTCGGCGTTCAAGGGGGGTCATGGTATCGATGTTGCCGACCAGCCAACGGAAGTTAGGTTCGTAACGAGTAGCGAGTGGGTTGAGACTGCTTTCGACCTGACAGATGGCGTACACGAGTTCCCACGGTAATTTCCTGAATACGGCTTCTGATTTGATCAGGTCGATGAGAGGGGCGTTTGGAGGTGGGGGGTTGCGGGATGGGATCATATCTACCTTACTGTTTGATGATGTAATTAAGAGCCAGGAATGGGTTCATCACATTGGCGCCGACAGGGGTGGCGGTGTTGTTGATGGTGATGCCGGTAGTGTTGGAGGCGGAGGTACGATCGCTGTCGGTATCGTCGCCAGATGTATCATTGACGAATCCTTGCGCACCACCAGTATCACTCACAACTACACCATCGACATTGTGGGTATGGCCTGGGTCAGTAATGGCGTGATTGTGGATGCCGACTTCGGTGCCGAGTTGAGTGTGTGTTTCTTCGCCGCCAACAGAGCCAAGTGAGCGGGCGGTAAGTGTTTGAGTGAGCGTGTGGACGCCGGTGCCGGTGCCGGTTAAGTTAATCGCAGTACCAGCGAGCGCATTAGCGAGTGTGCTAGCGAGTTTGATGGTCGTCGCAGATGCACGAATGATGTAATAGGTCGCGGAGGCAGACAGGCCGGTCACGACGGTGCCGGTTGAAGTGTAGACGACGGCAGTGCCGGTGTAGAGAGTGTTGTTGGTTGCGACGGTGATAACCTCGGTGCCGGTATTCACATCGGCAGGGTCAAAGTTTTCAACGTAGGTGCCAGTACCAGCTCCAATCGGGAGGCGCGAACGCAAATCAGGCACTTGGATCTCATCATAGACAGAATGAGTACCTGAACCGGCGCTCGTAATATCGACAGCCACGCCTCCAGATGACAATGAGACACGAAAGGTGGAACTCGTGCTATCACGCACGTAATAGACGGTGTTTGACGAGAGGCCGGTTGGGAGTGTGGTTGTGGAGGCCATATGGACAATCTGCCCATCGATGAGGCCGTGTGAGGCACTAGTGAGTACATCCGTAGCGGTATCGACTGTAAATGTCCCAACGGCAGTGCCGCGCCCCCAAACACCGGCTGATTGAATCAACACCACAGAGAGCACGGGATAGGTAGACGCCAGATACGCGGTTCCATCACACAATAACCAACTTGAAGGGGCAGATGTACCAGCATACGGAATGACAGACCCGGCTGGGGTCGCAGAGATAGCGGCAATCGTTGACGCACCGGCTGTGTGTGAGATGCTGATGCCGTCGCCGCTTTGGAGGGTTTTGTATTCAAGCGTGGAGGCGGCGGCATTCACACCGACAAACTGATTGGCGGACCCAAGCGCAAGTCGAGCTGGAACCCCACCTGTGCCGCCGACGATAATGTCGCCGGCTTGGGTCATCGGGTTGAGTGCAACTTGACGCCAAGCAGCGCCAGTATCCCAATAGAGCGTACCGGTGTTCACGTCAGTGACAATCACAACACGGCCACGGATACCGGCTGAAGGGATGTCGGCGAGTGGATAGCTGCCGGCATAAGGGACGCGGGTGCGTAAGTCGGTGTAGGCAGTAACACTAGAGCCGTTAGTCACGACGGTTGCAAGCCACAAGGAGTCGGTGGGGAGAGCCGGCTTAGTGGGAGAGGTGCAGTCAGTGAGGTAGTGAGTGCCGGCTTGGCGTTGGAAAGTGGCGAGGTTGCCGGTCGTAACGCGATTTGCGATGAGATAGCAAGTGGAGTTAGCAATGTAGGTGACGCTGCCGACTTCAGTGATGTAATAGCCGCCAGGGTATGCGGTAAGTGCAGTGGGGGTGTGAGTGAGCGTACCGCCGATCGCATCTACGCCACCGATTACGACCATCCCGACGAAGTGATCGGCGTAGCGTTGGGCGTCCTCACGCTGGAGGAAGATGGAGAGATCAGTGATGAATGAGGAATTTTGTTGGGGAAGTGTGGAGTGAGTTTGGTCAGTGGCCCACGCTGAGGAGCACAACAAAAGTAGACTGATTATTATTCGTGCGATCAATTGACACTCCTTCCTCGCTCATACCACACCGTACCCTTCTTTTGGATGGTCAGTGTATCATTAGCAGACGAGACAAAATTAGCGCCGCCTGAAAGTTGCAGTGTCGCCCCATCAACGAGCGTCGTGTTTGCATCAGCAAACCATAGTGTTACGGCTTGATTTTCAACGCCATCATCAAAAGTCGTAATACTCACTCCACCACTATTTGTGATGGAGAGAAATGTAATCCCCCACTTCACGGTGGGCGTAGTGTCGGCGGCGGTGTAGTAGCCGGGAATAAAACCCGTCCCATAGTCGATAATCAAATTAGGATTTGTCGATGCTGCAACGAGCGAATACGCAAGTGTACACCCGGTCATGTCGTTAGGACCCACGCGCACTGCCGAGGTGCCTGTTGTCACATCACTTTCTATTGAGACACATTGTACACTCGATAAATCAGAGCCGGTGAGAGTGATGTGATTGTTTTTGACGATAACATTATCGAAATCAGTCGAGGTGTTAATTGCTGAATTGTGGCCAAGTTCTATGATGTATGAAATAGTCGCAGCCGTCGTACCGGTACGAGTATGCGAGTTGTTGATATAACTGACATTCGTCCCGTTATAGATAAACACATCCGAAGTATTGACGGTTTGCGCGTAATCATTTTTGAATGTATTACCATCAACAACAATACGAGATGTTGTTGAGTTGGTTGGAATCGCCAGCTCACCAATGTATAAATCATCGACATTATTTTGTCGGTAAAGACAGGAATTATTGGTGACTGTAATGTCGGCAGCACTCGCAGCTTGTGCCGTATCGTGTGAGATATCGAGACAACCATCATAGTGATTAGTGATGACGTTACCATCAACCAGTACACCACTACTGCGCACAACGACTAGAGCGCCGACACGATTAGCCGTCGCCACATTTTGGCGGTGGTTGGTGATAATGTTATGAGAGATGATGGAGCCGCTTTGAGTACTTTTCCCGTGATAGATAGAATGGCGTTGTGCAGCATCAATACGATTGTCGGATATTTTTGCGGCGGTCACATTGGATAGGACAATGCCATAGCCTTGACCGGTCGCAGTGCCGACAATGTTAGAGATGTTGTTGCGGTATATTTCACAGCGATTGTAAGTACCGCCACCATCAGCATTACATTCGAGTCCTATATTAAGATCACGAATTTTAATATCGTGAAATTTGGTGTTAGAAATAGTCTGACCAGAAAAATTTCCGATACCTTCTTGATGAGCAGAGGTATTCGCCACGCCGATTAATTCGAGACTATCTATTTCAAGACGATCAATAGTTCCAGTCAATTCAAATATAAATGTGACGCCATTAATGTTAGTTAGTGTCAGTGCGCAGCGACCAGTAATTCTGATACCTGACTTATTTGTAATTGTTAAACCGGTTGCCAGTGTGAGATCACGAGTACAGAAGAGTGTTTGATTTGATGTCAGGCCGGTAACCGCAGCTTGCAGTCCAGCTTCGGTGGCTGGAAACCAGGTATCATACACAATTGGATTGACATTGGATGTGAAAGTGACGGTTCCAGTAGAGCAGAATAGCTGACGGGCACCTTCAATGAGAGCGCTCACGGTGATCGTCACGCCAATATCAGGGCAAAGTTGTGCATTACGCGTGGCGCGGATGGTTGTCGTTGATGGGATGGTCGTATTAATCGTTGCGCGTAAGTGGCACGAAACAATCAATGGTACGGGCGCCGTCCCAAGCGCGGTCACGGCAGCTTCGAGGGTAGTATAGCGACAGGCATCAAAACCGAGTTGTGGGCCAAGCGGGCGTAAATCACTGACGGCAACAATCGCCCCACCGGTAGTGGTGACGGTCATGAGAAGGACACTATTGATATTTGGAATTGCAGGCGGCAGTGATGGTGGGATAAGAGAGCCGCAATTGATGAGATAATGCGTGCCGCTCACTCGCGTGTAGCTACCTTGATCGCCAGTAATGTCTTTATGGGCGATGATATGACAAGTAGAGGCATCAGGGTAGGTAATGGTGCCAGATTCGGTAATGTAGTATCCGCCAACGTAGGCGACGAGAGAGGATGGTGAACCGGTGAGGCCGGCGGCGGTAGAGTGGATACCTCCGCTGATGACGGCGCTGGAATAGAAGTCACTATAGCGGTTGGCATCCTCCACACGAAGGAAGTTTTGGAGGTCGCTCATGAACGAGAAATTGGCGCTGGGCACCGTTTGATGTGTCTCCGCCTGGATCGTGTGGGGCGGCACGAGCAGGAGGAGTACAAAAGTGAAGACGATGGCCAGCGCGCGTATGGTCATGTGCCGGCTCCAAGGCCAGTAATGACAGCGGTTTCGCCAGAGCTGTTGTCAAGAGTGGCGTTAGTGGTTGAGGAGGCGTCGAGAGTGGCGTCGAGAATCACGATAAGTCCACCAGCGGAGAGTACAATGCCGGCATCGCCTTGTCCGTCGAGTCTGATGGTCACAGCTTTATCGGCGGTGAGCAGGAGCGCCTGTACAGTGTCGAGTTGGTTGGTCGGAACTGCTGCATACCCACCACCGGTAGCTTTCTCGTACGAAAATTGTTGCACTTCATCGACGATCATGCGTTTTTGGTAGGGAAATCCAGCAACATCCTTGCCGTTGAGTTTGACGGTCACAGTAACATCAAGGACATCGAAAGACATGGACTGCCTCTAGGGGTTGAGATTGACTGAGAAAGTCCTGGAACTGGTCGCGCTGGTAACACCGGTTGCGTCGATCCAGACCACGCTCCAGGTGTAGGTATGGCCTGGTTTGACTGGGAAAGAATAACTACTTGGGAGGTAGGCTGTTTCGCATACGCGCGTGCCAGCGCAAGTGGGGTGGTTATTATCGCCTGGAATCGTGTCATCCACCACCCGTAGCTCATAATGATGCGCCCCTACGATTGCACTCCAGCGTAGAATAACAAATTTTGTAGTGGCAGGCAATGTTGCGCGATTGGCTGGCGCAAAGAGCGTCACACCAGAGAGCGAGGCAGTCGGTAATACAGTAAGGGTCAAATGCTTAGAGACTGTCCCAAGTGTCGCGGTTAATTGAATTGTTCCAATCCCAACACCTAACACGGTAAATCCAGCCGCCAATGAGTTGGCTGGGATTGTCACGGTCGTAGGAGCCGAAACAACGGCAGGATCAGCACTTTCGATCATCACAGTTGTTGGATCAGATGAAGCTGGCGTGATGGTCAAGGTGATGACAGCCGAGGTGCTGATATCAAATTGATCGGCCGTGGTGGTCATTGAGACTAAATTAACTGCCGGGGGAGGAGGGGGAGGAGGGGGAGGTGGGGGTGGGGGTGGTGGACTGGTGCCGGCAATATGAGCTGTGAAATGGGTTGAATCGTAGTTTGCGTCTGTATTCGGGTCGATTACAAAATCAAGTGTATCACCAAGCGTGCAAGATAAGTTAAAAGCATACGCAAGATCCCCGTCACCATTAGTGATGGTACGGCTGTATTTTATGGTTGTGAGATTATGCACGATCGTGACAATGACACCATTACCGCCATCGGGAGCATAATCTCCTGTGATCCCTGACACGTTCCATGTCGCGGTCGTAGGGCACACCCAGCGAAGGATAGAATTGCTACCGTAGTAACTGGGGTGGCCACCGGTATCCCACCAGCCTTGATAAAGTTCGGCACCGTTCCAAAGACCCCCAGAAAATGTCATCTGAGAGTAGTCCTCGTTCAAGTAATACCAGACCGGACCTTGGACGCCGCTAAAATCAGCCGTAGAGTCATACACAGTACCGGGCGGTGCGGTCGAGACAGTAAAATCGCCTGAACTCGTTGCCGTACCGGCAGCGGTGGCCACAGAAATTTTGCCGGTCGTCGCACCGGACGGGACAAGCGCAATTAACTGTGTGGTTGTGCCTGAACTCAACGAGGCAGTGGTGCCGTTGAATTTGACGGTGTTGCTGCTCAGTGTCGAACTAAAGTTGGTGCCGATAATTGTCACGCTATCACCAACACTCCCGCTTGATGGAGTGAATGAAGTGATCGTAGGTGCGGTGCTCGGCGGCGTAACGGTCGCAAGGGTGAATGAGACTTGAGGAGAATTAGCTGAGATATTGCCGCTTGTGTCGTAATATCGAACGACGGCGTAGTATGTCCCGGCCGATGTGATGCCAAGACTCGAACATGTCACAGTCGTGACGGTGCCGAGCACAACCGTATTAGGGTAGACACCAGAGGTTGTTCCCCAGAGGACACGATAGCCGGCAAGGTCGGCATCGGTACGAGCATTCCAAGCAAACGTACAATTTTGGACCGCCGCGAAAGTTTGGAGAGGTAGGCACCAAAAAAGTACGCCAAGAAAAAAAGCACGTACAAATGTCACTGCACACCTCCAACCGTCACCGTGACGCCAGTAACAGTTCCAGATGCGCCAGGAGGGTTATCTTGCACACCTCCACCAGAGGGGACTGAAATATGGAGTTGATCTAAAAAATGTGCCCATTCAACTGTGGGAACTGGGTTGACGGTGCCGTCCCAGGTTTCAGACCAGACCCACTCGTTGAGGCCAAGGGAAGACACATTCAGGTTGGTGTAGTTTCCGGCGGGCTGCCCATTGACCCACCAGCGCACAATGCCATCACGCGAGGTATTGGTGGTGCTGGACTTGATGTAGGCTTCCAATTTGAACCACGCACCGGCCGGCACAACCTGGCCAGACCCGACGTTCGGGAAACAGGTTGCACCAGCGGCATCGCCGCCGCAAGCGTGCCCGTTATTAATCCCGCCAGAGTTGTGCGCAAACGCAATATAGGACGGTTTGCCCGCATCGTTGCCGCCACCAGGGCCGCCCATCATCATGAACACGCCGTTCGAGACGGGACCGCGGATAAAGAACAGCTTGTTGGCGACTTGCCGCCCAAAAAACTCGGGATTCGTGCGCCACATGATGCCGACATACATTTCGTTGTGGACGGTTCCGCCTGGTGTGACCCAATTGAGCTGGGTGCCTCCAGATGACGCACCAGCAGCGAGCGATGATTTGTAGACATTGCTAGGGGAGAGCGGGGCGGTCGAGTCGGTCGTAATTGTGCCGGCGTTGTACGAGTTTTGGATATTGCAGACGGTAGCTTGTGGAGTAGGTTTGGTGTTGAACGGGCAATCAAGCATGGAGGTAAAGCCGGCGGGCTCGTTCGTCCATTGCGCGAGAGCGGGACTAGAGATAAATAGAATAACGAGACTGTAACTATAAATGAGGTAATGGAGTGTTTTCATGTACATTCCTCCACCGGCTTGTGTGACAGTCACAGTGAGTCTAGATGTGGTTGGTCATTGCATCACCACCCCGCCCGAGAAGCTGAGCGAGCCGGACAGGTTCAGGCTGACTGGCGCGTACTGAAAGGCGCCGATATCCCAGGCGCTCCCGCTTGGTCGTGCATTCGCCACTCGTCCAGCCCCCGCAATCACATTGCCGACACGCTGCGCCCCATAGGTCGTATCGCTACAGAGTGAGGCCAGCACACCAGAGCATTTTGCAGTCAGATCCGCGCCAGCGCCTACCGTCGCATCGCCGCTGTCTGTGGGTGAATAACGATAGGTTTGACCAGTGCTGTACCCTTGCCCATTTGTCGCGGCGATGGTTTGCAACAAATTGTCGCTCACCGTTAATGTCGTCGCGTTGAGCGCGGGGGTTGGATCGTCATATCTAGCCTGTGACGTGATGCAGTGATTATTGCGCACGTCAATCTCAATGTAGGGCGTGGCAAGTCCACGACCTTCGTGAAGGCAGTAATAGTTGCTTTGGCCGTCTTTATTGAAATAGAAGGTATTGTTCCAGACAAAGACTCGATCCCCAACCTGCGTGCCGGTGTCGCCGGTAATGGTCATCGGGTTGCCCGCCATATCCACCATGACGTTGTTCCAGATATAGGCGTTTTCGTGTGGGTTGCCGACATA